TTTACGACGTTTCATTTTAAGATTAATAAAATTATAAAGAGTTGCTTTTAACAAAAGTTATAAATAATTAAAGTTGTATTGAATTCATTTCAAAGTAGTTTATAATATTTAAAACGAAAAGAAAGATATCGATGTGTAAACACAATAATAATTTTCCTCCTTTACTCCACTAGAAGCAATAAGATGGGATCAGTTATCAGACTCCGATCCAGAAGAGGTTGATGTTTAAAGTGACTCTGAAGAAGAGGAAACTATAATTAAAAAGAAAACAAAGGAAAAGAAGAAAATTATTTCTGTAGTCAACAATGCCACCTTTAACACTAATAGACGAACCAATTCGCAGGGTTTTAGATATAATCCAGCGATGAGGATGATGATGAAGATAGAAAGAAGAGGAGGAAAAAGAAAAAAAAGAAAGAGAAAAAAGATAAGAAGAAAAAGAAGAAGAAGTTCGACCCAACACTTGCTGCGCTTTTGATTGCGCCTATAGAAACTGATAGTAAAACCGAAACAAAGAAATCTAAGAAGAAGAAGGATATTGAAGATTTAAATGACATTTTAGCTTCGATGGGTAATTCCTTTGGCACTTTCCTCACAAAATAGACATGGGTTAAGAAGCTGAAGCAGCGAAGCCCAAAAAGAAGAAGAAGAAGAAAAAACCCAAGACAAACCCAGAAGAAGCCATTAAAAAAAAGAAGGAAGCTGTTAAAAATGAAGACACTCCTCCTCAGCCCACAAAGGAAGAAGAAAAAATAACCGAACAGGACTCTCATTAAAAGCGCGAATAACTAGAGAAAATGTACCTTGATAAAATGAAGGAGAAGAAAGTTAAATCAAAGCGCCCAGAGCTAAGTACAAACCACCACCAATTCCAAATGGATAGGCACAGGCTCAGACCACATTTCACTTTCTATTTCAAACCTGTCTTCCATGTCGATAACACGGTGTGTGTTACCAAATTCGTCGACGTACATAAGTTCTTCGTCTATTTGGTCAAATTCAGGATTGGTTCCGTCAGTTTCTATTGCAGCTCTCAATTCATCAATTTCATCTATGAGAGCCTGTACTTTAGCTTTGTAATCTGCTTTATCTTTTAACGTAATATCGCCGGGCTTAGAAAAGTAACCCCCATCAAGTATTTCTTGTTTCTCAGCTTTTAACCTACCGATGTAACTAACAAGTTCTCCTTCATTCATAGCATAACGTTTGCCTTCAAACAGTATGTATTCTGGAGGAGTCTCTACCCACTCGTCTGGGAATTCTTTTTTGAATTCTTGAGAAGACCTTCTCTTCCAGTATTTATTCTTGTCTGCTATATGCTGTCGTGCTCTATTCGCTCTTTTAAGAGACCTGTCTATTGCATCAAGCTTTTTACCCATGTTAATGCGTATGCGCTCACCTTCAGCATCGTTAACTAACTCAGCTAAAAGAGCTCGCTTTAATTCAAGTTCGTTCTGGGCTTCAGAAACTGTGAGTGCCGCTTTCCGTCTACCACTTGCATCATCTGGATCGAATCCTTGAGTTATGCGCCCTTCGTTAAGATTTGATAACTCTTGCCTAATAGCCAGTAACTCTTTCTTGTCTTTGCTACGGTTAGCTTCTTCTATCTTCAGAGCCCGCTCCTCCAAAAGAAGAGTCTCTTCCTTATTAAGAGGGCCTTTAGCTCTCTCTTCTCTCAATTCTTTAAAGAATTCTCGGCGCAATTTAGGGTCATATAATTCTTGGTTAATACGCTCGGCTAATACGTTGGCTTTGGCTTTAAGCACTTTAATGCGAGCATTTCGGGCCGCCTTTGCTTGGTACTCTTTCAATTTACCAAGCGTCGTGTCCCAATCGTCCGGCCTCCACTCTCCTTCTTCAATCTGTTTCAGTTCAGCTTGAGCCGCTTTACGAGCTTCGTATAACTCGGCGTTATGGAATGTTTGTGGCGTAGATTTCTTTTTGTCTCGTAACTTCTTACGCGATCCAGCGTGCACTTCCTTAAGGGCTTTAATTTCTAAGTCTAACTGGTCTAACTCGTCAGCGATCTCTGATATTTCTTTAATAGACAAACCTTTGTAATTGCCGGCTTTCTTTCGTTGTTCAGGGGTGAGCTTGTCAAGGTTGTCATTCCAATCTTTGATTTTTTGTTCAGTTCCTTCTAACTCGTGATGCCTGTCCAAAAGAGGCTTCATAACCACACGTTGGTCTTTACGCAAGTTCTTCATTTCAGGTGTGTTTTCGAAACTTGTTTCTTGTGTAGTGTGCAAATCAGCTTTTTCTATATTAGCCTTTAGCTCCTTAGTCCTATACCTGGTGCGCATGTTAAGTTCTAACATGGCTTCACCTTCGCCATCTAACAAAGCTTTGATTTTGTCTATTTGTATTTGTGTATTCGCTTTATTAGTCTTAGCAACTTTCATCTGTTCGCGTATACGAAGAGGCTTGCGACCTTGATAATTAGACAACTCACCAAGTTCTCCGCTGTACGAATCTAATTCGTCTAGCATACCTTCAATCTTGTCAAGGTTTTTCATTCGGTTAACTTCATCAGGAGATACTTCTCTAGTGACGGTCACCGGAGGAGGGGCCTTTTCTTTTTCCCCAAGTGGCTTGTTACTAAGAGGCTCCTTTTCAGTTATCTTGTTCTTGCCACCTATCTTGAACGGCTCTTGAAGCCTAGCAGGAGGAGGAGTTTCGCCACTAAATGCGTGGCCTTGCACCGCTCTGTCTACTACTTCCTCAAGCTTGCGTACTTTATCTCTAATAGACACGGTGCCATCACCGTAATCAGTAAGCTTCAATATATCAAGCTCACCTTCAAATTGTTCTAATACGTCAATGCTATCTTTGTGTTTACGAGACCATAACCTTATAGCTGCATGGTCTTTCATATTCGCCAAAGTAAAAGCATCACGCTCTTTAACAAGAGCCTCATATTTGACATCGTATTCTTCTTGGCTTAAAAGCCTGCCATCCACATCTGGTTCGTTTAGCGCGGATACTTTCCTACCAAAGTCTACTTCAATAGCTAATAAGTTAGTATTCATGGTAGACTCTGAACGGTTTAAAAATGCATCCAGGGCCATTTCTTTTGTACGAGTAAGACTGTCAAATATTTGTTCTTCTTTTATTGTTTGTTTCTTAAGAGCATTGCCATGTCCAAAGAAAGCGGCGGTCCCAGTAAGTGTTGCATCAAACATACCGGATGCTGCAATATTCACGACAGAGTCCATGATTCCGTATTCACCCTCTGTCTCAGTCTGCCAAGACCAGATAAATGGTTCTATCACCGCTTGAGCAGCCGCGCCGCCGACGAAAGCTCGACGCGCCATTGCTGCTGTATATATGGCGCGTGAAGCGGCGACAGAACCGAATACTGGTGCGGCTACTACGCCGGCGATCAGTGCAGGAGGGTCTAGCGATCCAGCTACAAACCCACCTGCAAAACGAGCCGCGGTGCCCAAACCTGTAGAATGCTCTGCTGTTCTTTCTCTGGCTCGGCGCATTAAAGCCATCTCTTCGTTGCGTTCTTTTTCTAATTCCTTCATCGTAGGAATCAGCTCGTCTAAGTCAAGATTTTTGTTGGCCCATTCTGTAATGCCGTTATAATTGTATTTCCTTCCACCGCGACCAAACCTTGAATACGAATTTGCTACATCTTCAGGAATTTTGCCTTCGTCTATAAGGCTTTTAACATGTTTATCTCGTTCGTCTTCTTTTGTTTTGTGCAACAAAGACGAATACGAAGAGAACTCGTCTACGGTTTCGCTTACCCCAGCACCAAAGTTTTCCCATATACTAGAGTTTGGAACATAAGGTTTAGACTCACGGTCAGCTCTTTCTGCATAGCTTTTATACGTGCTAAGTGTCATTTACCTTCTCTCTTCATTTGTTGCAGTCTAGCCCATGTGTTTGACCCACTAGTGAATGGATCTTCTTCGTCGTAAGGATTAAGGGCCTCTTCGTCTTTAGCTCTTTTAGATACTTCTTGCCAAGAAAGAGGCTCTGGAAGCATTTTTCTAGAAGGGTCATACATGTGTCGGTATGCATTTCCATCTCGCCCTTCTAGAGCGTGGCCTTTTTCGTCAATTATGAAGTATGTATCTTTATCGACTCTTTGAAAAGTCCAGTCGCCGTCAACTAATTTCTCTGTAATTATGTCTGCGCTAAGAGTTCCTTCAGTCATGCCTGAAGAGTCCGTGCGACGAATGCCGCCATTCTCTTGCCACACCTCAGGAGGTAGCATCATAGGATAGTTATCAAATTCTTCTTGGTCCATGTCTCTTCTAAACGGGGTTGTTTCGCCTGTGCTTTGAGTAACTATCTCGCCAACTACAGCATAAGTAGCCCGTTTAAGCAAATCACTGTCAACACCATATTCAATATCTATGTTTTCAGCCCTTGCCATACCTATATATGTATAAAGAACGGAGTCTCTCACTGCGGATTCTTTGGACCCGTCTCCTGCTCTATACGTAGTTCCTAAAATGTCAGTCATCTCACCATTTATATCTACATCTTTATAAAGGTCGGCATTTTCTTTATATGCAATCTGGCCTTCAAGCATTAGTTGAGCATTTGTAAGTTGGCCACCCATCATCATCTCACCAGCCATAGCGGAGCTTCCGCCGTCTACTGAAAGTTGGTCAAATAGGTTATGAGCCTCACTACCGGCTCCGTCAACAATATCTTGGTAAATACCTATTTTACCTCCTACACTCGCGTTCGATATTTTCGAATTGAGCCACGTTACTTCGTTCTTTGACAAAGGTCCTTGGCTTTCAACTTCATAGTTAATAGACAGGGCTTTAACTTCTTTCACTCTAGCTGTTAGAGTTTTAGAAAATGTTGCGGAGTCCTTATAGTCTAATACTGTTAAATCCTGTCCAACGTCCATAGAAGTTTGAACGAGATCATTTTGCATATTCTTTAATTGAGCTTCGCTAGAAGTCTTCATGAGACTATGCACTTGTAACCATGTTGCTCCTTCTGTAGGGTCTGACTGGCCTTTAGCGGCGCTTTCCATCATGCCTATAGATTGCGAGCGCTTAGCGTACGATTGCATAGACAAACCCATCATTTCGCCATTAGCCATGATCGCTACATCTAGCTCACGAATATCTTCAAGATTCGCTCCGCCAGGTTCACCAAGAGAACCGATTAATTTTTCTCTTTGGTCAGTCAACAACATAGGATCTACAGGATTTCCTTCTAAAAGTCGACCAAGATGGGTTTTAACATTTGACTTAAGTATAGAGTAATCGGCTTTCTTAGTGGATTCTTTAGAACTGTCAATTCTACTTAGTTCTCTGGCCATCTTGTCTCGTGCCGCTAACCGTTCTTGGCTACTTAAGTATCCACCACCTTTAGCATATTCTTCATGGCTTTGATTAACAATCTTAGTCACTTCGTCCTTAAGAACTCTTTCGTTTTTATTTGTAATGAGCCCATCGTAATAACCTTTCTCAGCTTCGACATGAATTTCTCTAGTAAGAGCTTTCTTTTCAGCTTCGCTAGCAAACATACCTGGGACTATAGACAAAGCCAAAGGATAGTTGCCTTCTTCAAGGGCTTTCTTGACATCTTGTTTCTGTTGAAATACGTACTGCTCTTGTAAGTACTTGTTAGCGTCTGTTTGGACCTTTGCCATTCGGCCAACTAAAGTCTTATTAGCATCGTTAGTCCAACCTTCGCGGAAGTAATCGTTTTCAATTACCTTGCCACCTTCTGTAATGACACGGTCCATATGCTCTTTATACAAAGCGGGCATAACTTCAGCGGCTGGTATTTGCTGTCTTGCGTTATTAGCTGGCGTATCCGCTACTGTGCCAACCAAGTCTGCAGGAGTCAAGTACGCTTTGCCACCATATTTTTCTTGGAATGCCGCGTCTTCGCGCTGTGCAAAAGAAGAAGCTTCTTGAACCGTTTTCTGAGCTTTGAACTTTTGGTTCTCAAGGCTCATCTTAGCCCCCGCTTCAAAAATACTTGCTATACCAAATAATTGAGCAGCTTTACCTTGTCCTTCTTTTTCTTTAGCTTTGGCTATATCAATTTCGCTTTGGTGGTATACCTGTGCAATACGCACATCGACAGGAAGAGAATCAAAGACCGCTCCTTCTTTGCGCAGGTCTTCTTTGCGAGCTTGGCGTCTAAATTCTAAAGCTCTGAAATTTTCGTTCTCACCTCTAACGTTTTGTGTTCTTACAGCTTTAGCACCTTTAAGAGGAATAGAAGCATCCCGTCTACCTAAGCCTTGAACTTCTAATCTTTTAATGCCAGGTAGTTTCATTTATACACCCCATCCGAATTGTTTATAAGAAGAAGATATGTCTGAAAGGCCTCCAACAGCACTACCAATTTGGCCATAGAAGCCACCTTTAGCGCTTTCATAACCTGCTTTCGCTTGGGCATTTCCAGCGTCTCTTCCGGCTTCGGCTTCCGCAAGCCTGAATTCACGGTCCGCTTCTCTTTCTTGGCGAGCTACATCTCTCATGGCCGCATCGGCTTCTCGTTGAGATTCATAGAAATCATACTGAGCCTCACCTGTTTGGTATCCAAGAAAATCTGCGCGGTCTGAAGATATACGCTCCTGTTCGCCTACTCTATATTTCAAGTTGGCATCTTGTGTTGCAAGACTAGTCGAAGAAGACGCAGCATGTTTCATCCAAGCTAAGTCACTAGAGTTTGTTTCTTGTATGGTGTCAACCCATTTGTCAAGAGAGCTTCCGCCTCCAAAGCCGCTTGCTTTAGACCTTACATTGGCTCTGCCTTCATATATTTCGTTAGACCTTGCTTGGCGCTTAATTTGTTCGGCCTTCTCTTGGGCTCCTAAAGCTATGTTACCCATTTCTATAGACAGAGAGTCTCTGTTCGCTGATGCCCAATTCTTGCTATCTATTTGAGAATTTTTGTACTTTTGAGCATTAGCGTCTAAGAAAGCTTCATTAGCTTCTTTTAACGCGGCATCAGCAATACTTTCAGCCGCTGTCCGATCTTTCTCAATCTCTCTAGAACGTTCAACCGCTGCAGAAACATTCTCGAACATTTTCTCGTTGGCTTCACGCTGCGCTCTAGCAGATTGTTTAGCTGCGTCTTTCTGTTTCTTGGCTCCGATACCTTTAAGTACCGATCCGCCTATAAGTGCTCCAACTGCCATTATCTAAGCCTCATTACATATTTGACGTCCAAAGGAGAGTATCCCCGTTTTTCTAGCGTTGTACAAAAGTACGAGCCAAATCTCGCAGACTGTAAAATGAAATCACATTCTATAGCCGTCATGAAATCTTCGGCAAAAGACATCATGTGTTTAGCCCATTCTCTATGATCTGGTTTTACATAAAATGTAAGTTGATCCGCGTGTTTCTCGTCTTTGTTATGTGGGTAAGGGCCTACATAGAAAAGTAACAACCCTTGTATTTCGTCATCAATTCGCAAAACTATAGGTATCATATTATCAGATACATTGAGATACATATCCCAATCAATGTTAAGAACTTCAAACTGTCCAGTTAAAGCATGGTTCTCACTAATTAGAGAAGACACTTCTTCTATAAGGTCTTTGTTAAAAGCTTCATATTTAATAGACTTCATAATTTGCTCTCTTTCAGCTTGCCGCCAATTGCTAATACAGTTAAGGGAAGCGGTAAGTTCTGCTCTACTTTTACAGTTCCTACGTGGTCATATCCTAACACACTAGCAAATATGAACTCAGAAGCATTAGGCTCTCTTGTATCCATCGGCGTAGAAGGGTTTCTTCTGGCCGTTTCAACCCCATTGATAGTAGGTCTTGCACTGTCTAGTACTAACAGGGCTACTTCAGGCCAGCGCTTGAAGTGGGAAAATGTATTACCGGATTCCCTAACATCTACCTTTGGCATAGTCCATAATTGACAGTTAAAGCTAAGACCAGCCAAGAGAGAAGTCGCGGGATATTGTAATTGAATGGTTCCATCAAACCCTACTTTCACATCAGGGTGAACAGCTCTATCGGCAAGCACCTGGACCGTCTGGCCTGCTAAATGCTCAAAGCCGGTGAATATATCTGTTGGGGCCGGTACGTTAATAAATTTGGACGAGTCCAAGTAATTAGGATGCCTATCATAACGCTCTAGGTATGTTCTACCAAAGCGTCTTACTAACACCCAGGGCACGTCTAGGCCTTCCTCAGTTAACACCGTGACTGAAAGAATCTGCCCTTGTGTATCATGAGAAGCCCATCCCAAAGTACCTTGGTCTTTCTCAATAGACATAGAAACTAAATTTCCTGCCAAAGTAGAAAACCATACAATTCCAAATGGAGCCATTCCATAATCGGCATCGAGTATCACGTCTTCTGTAATATGTTCTGCTTGAAAAGACCATTGAACTGAGGACCAAGACTCGTTACGTTCGTCAAAGTCCATGCCTCTTACTTGAGCTCCTCTGGTCCCTACATACATTATATTTTCATTGACTACTACTGCATGGATACGAGAAGAACCGTACGTACTGTGCTGTTCTGTTTGAGCATTATCCACATCAATAGGACCTTGTGGTCCGTATACAACATGTTCTCCCGTGTCAAGCCCTACGAATAATTTCTTATTAGACCTTAACCATTGGATCTCTCCGTGTTTATCCAAAGGAAGGTGTAAGGCATCACCTGGAGTTTGAGCTAATGGGTCGCCAAAATCAAAGTTTGTATGCTCTCCCGGTACACTTGCCCATATTGACACTGGATTAGAGTATGTACCCGCAAGATAAAATCTGTTTTCGTGGAAAGCTAAAGACCCTGGATACTCGTTATCCCATGGATTTTCGTTGGAACCGAATGTAAACGCTATAGGAGAGAACTCCCACACCCCAGTATCAGAGCGGGTGAGCTTCATAGGCTCGTGTCCTCTTGTAACAAGATACATTATTTTGTTATTAGGAGTCATTTCCACTTGTAATTCTACGATTTGTTGGTTCGTATAGGTAGATGGGAACTCTACAAAGGCGTCTATATCTTTTAGAAGCTGCATAGTAACTTCGGTTACATCTACTATAGATTGTCCGGCTTCATTGACAATTTCTAACCATACAAAATTTGTGTTAAACGCGGGTAAATCAAGTTCAATAACAGGTCCAACGTGTGCTGCATTGTATATGTCGTTCCCACCTTCAAGTGACCCTATAATAACTGTAAGTGGACCTGTACTCTCTGTATTTATGATAAGCCTATAACTTTCGATGGCTTCTACATCTATTCGTTGTCTTATGGACGAAATTACATTTGTACGCGGTTTTAGCCTTGCACGGCCGGCGCCAAAAATTACTCTGTTTCTCTTGGCCCAACCAGTTTCCCCATCGTCAAAAGAAGGGTTGACTACAATGTTATCATCCAAAGAGAAGCCTTTCTCATCGGCTATTGTTATATTGTCTTCTGTAATTACAACTACAAACGCTGTTGAAAAGCTTATTTCAAAATCAAATAGCCGGCCAAAATCTGCAGATAATTCAGCAATAAATTCAAAGCCATTGCGCGAAGAGACTGGACCCCAAGGCTCTGGTAGCATGTTTCTCAATCGGCTGCATCCGTTGTAATACACGGGACCGGCATCGTTGCGCCACCACATTTTTGGAGATATCTCTCCAGACGAGAAGTTCTTTTGAAGTTCGTATGCCATTTAGTCAAATTGCGTAAACAGTCTACGCGATTTCTCCTGTTGTGAACGTTTCAGTCGTTCTCTCGACCCTTGTAAGCTATCCGCTGCCGTAGCTTCCTGAATCATGTCGCCAAACAATTGTAACAAGTCCGCCATGAGAGTTCTACTTTCCGTAAGAGGAACGCATATTTTCGCAGCTATATGAGCGCCCAAGGCTTCTGTAAATAGAGCTGAAAACTTGTTAGTGTTCTTTTGGTTAAATGTGTATTTAATATCAAGTTCAGACTCGTCACTTAATATTTGGCTATCTTCAACCACATAAATAATGTCTTTGTTTCTTGAAGTCTCAACAGAATTGACTCTTAAACAGTCAGCTGGTAAGGCAAACAGGTATCGGAATCCAAAAGAAGGCGTCTCAACAAGGTGGTTAAGACGCGCTCTCTTTTGAGCAAAGGTCCACTCTCTAGACTCTAACGTAGCCTTGCGCGAAGCATCGTAGTTAGCCCTACAGAGAATTGCTTCCGTAGAATCATCATCATCAAGAGATGTCAATCGGTTCCCAGCTACCCAACTGATAGCTATGTTACAAATTTCTGTAGCGCTAGTGGCCATCGTAGTTCCTTATGCTTTTACTGTTACTGTAGCTTTAGTAGACTTAACTTTCTTCGCTGCCTTAGCTAGAACTTCTGCTGCTTCTTCCTGCTCTTTTTCATGAGCTATCTTAGCCTTTGCAATGCTCAAATGATCCTGTTTAGCTTTTTCTACTAAGGTAGGCGAGAACTTCTTAAGCGCAGGGATAGTAACACCTAAGTACTTTGAACATTCTTTCAAAGAAACATCCTGTTCAAGAAATTTGTGGAACTTTGCAATTTCGCGTTTACTCATCGTGGTTTTCATATCGTACTCCTATATAATTTGATTATTAAATACAAACAGATGGTTGAATAAAAACATGCCAGGAGGCAATAACCCTGTAGTGCCAAAAGAAACCTGCCAACCACCAGGTACCCTTTCTATAAAGAACTGAGCAACAACGTATAACTTTTCTAAAGTCTCTTCGTTTATATCCACATTTGGATAATCAAACGGTTTGGCAAAATAGACATCTCCAAATGCAGATTGTCCATCAAAGTTATTTGACACTGCCATTAACCACGTTGAAGAATTTACACACTGGCCTATAATATCAGGAGGAGCCGGACTAGGGCCAGGCAGAGTATCTGCATTTGCGTCAATATATGTATAGAAGAAGAATACAAGAGTTTCTCCACGTGTGTGCAAAGAAATACCTTCTCCTTGGCGAGTTAACGGATCTCCCCATACACCGGCTTCATCGGCAAAGGTTAAAGAACTTAATAATAGCAATAAAAACATAAAATATTTCATGGCGGTCTCCTATGGTAAATCTGTTTGTGGGTAATACTGTACAGAAATGTCGTTAGCAAATCTGAATATTAATCTGCACGAAGCTCCTGCAGGAAGTTCAAATGTAGTTACGCCAGAGATGGCTCCGACTACAAATTGCTGTGGGGATGTTGAAGCAATTGTTAGCGTTTGTGTTGGTTCATTAGAACCGTTGTGTATCTCTATAGTTTGTATTGGATCTTCTACGCCAAGAGGAACCGTATACGTTTTTGGAGAGGCTAAGAAATTTACTACATATTTATTTCCCCATTCCAACGTAGTGTCGGCATCTGGACCTCTTATCCAATGAGCTTCTAATGGAACACCATCCATACTGTACTTAGTACCTAATGCATTCGGACCATTCTCCTGTACATCGAATACAGTGACTAATGCGTCCGAACCATTTGGTGTTAATCTAAACGTGAACTTACAGCCATTTGCAGTTTCCGTCCAAACCTCTGTAGGGGAGACTTGAAGTATTCCCTTAGACCCGGTCCAATCGACTCCGTTCCAGCCTCTAAAAGAAAATGCACCAAGATTTTGGCCGAGAGGTAAAACAACAGGAGCCGCTTTAGTGCCATCACACGACTCACTTACGTATTGAGAACGGGATCCATAAGAGCGCAGACGAACTTGGCTGTTAGTGCCTTCTGTTTCATATAACGCAAAGTTTATAGACCATAATAAATTATCGGAACCGAGTGATACTCCGTTACCAGGGTCTGTTGATACTGCAGTAGGACCTGGAGGACCGGCCGCCCCATCCGCTCCATCCGCTCCATTAGTGCCATCGTCACCTGAAAGACCTTGTGGGCCATCTGGACCTTCTGGACCTTCTGGACCATCTGGACCTGCAGGACCTGTGACCCCTGCCGGGCCAACTACAGAGGTCCCTGGCATTGGCCATGCTCCTCCAGATTTTGGTCCAAATATGAAGTCAGTAGCCGTGTTAATAAAGAAGTCACCGTCTATGCCGTCTCCCGCAACAGGGTCTACAATTCCATTTAACACCGTAGCACCTGGCGTTCCAGCTGGCCCTGTAGGACCATCGGCTCCCGTAAGACCGGTATCACCTTGAATACCTTGTGGGCCTTCTGGACCATCAGGTCCTATGGGGCCAGGTATTACACTATCGGCACCATCCGCTCCATCTAAGCCAGGAATACCTTGGTCACCTTGTGGCCCTGTATCCCCTACTGGACCTACCTCTCCTTGGATACCTTGTGGTCCAGGTACTACACTATCGGCACCATCAGGACCTGCGGGACCTGTAGGTCCTTCGGGTCCTGCGGAGCCAGTTGCACCCGCGGGACCTTCAGGCCCTTCAGGCCCTACAAGAAGATTAGTATCAATGTGCATATCAGAACCGGGCCCTACTCCTCTCTTAATAGGAGTAACATCTCCGGCTTCAATCGATGTAGCTAATGGGGTATCTGTAAGCAAAGGCATTTAAATCACCGGTAGTTGTAATTGGTAGTCACCAAAAGAATCAAATTGATAATTCTCAATTGTTCCTCCTGGCATTTCAAATTCGTATATAACTCTGGGCACTGGCTCAAATCCTGTCAATTCTTTCCAAAATAAGTACCACATGTCGTCAGTAGCACCTGTAAACCCTTGTGATAAAAGATACTCATATGTAGTATCATTAACATGTCCTGTCAGACCATGTTCTTTTTCTAAGTACTCAGACCACAGATCATTTATCTGCCTATTATCAGGATCACCTGGTATTCCTAATAACACTGTTTCGTATTCACCGTCATCGATTGTAGTAGACTTCGCCAATACAATCTTGAGTGTTTCTAATTTGTAGTCATTTACATGCATTATGCAACACCGATCACAGTAACAGTACCTGAAGATCCCATATATTTAAGAGCACCGGCTTCAACATACATGAATCCTCTTCCTACAGGTGGAGTAACAGGTGCCGTAGCAATATCAGGAATCGAAACGTAAGCCCCCGTGGCCCCATTCAAGTCGCTTTCAACCCTTAAACCTTCTTTACCTAAGGCTATTAACAGCACCTGGCCCTCTCCTGAGCGACCTAACCCTGTTGTTTTGTCGTTACTCCACGAATACGTAGGAGCGTCTGTAGACACAGCGCTAGTTCTATTAATATGGCATGAATCTACAAACGGGCCAATTTGTACCCCGCCGTTAGAGAAAAAGGTGTTTTCTCCAAAAAACGAAATGTTAGCCCCAGAAGATTGTATACCTTTTACAGCGTCAGGGCCAAATAACAAAGTGCCGTTAGCTTCTAATCTAAGCATTGAAACAGAGTCGACTTGCAAGTTTAACAAGAGAGACCCTTCTGAAGAGGCTGTGTTAGTAACGTTCATTTTAATAGCATCAAAATGCGTTAAAATATTGTCCCATAAATCTGTTAAATTGTAAATTTCTGCCATGAGTTATCTCGCTAAAATGTTTTCAGAGTTTCTATCAGTTATAAAAATGCCAAACCTATCTTCAATTGGGTTATCAACAGGAGGAGTACCACCACCGCCGCCGGCTAACCAGTATTGGTACCACTGATCGTTGATATGGCCTGTGTAACCAAGAGAAGACAGCCATTCAGATGGTCCTGCAAAGCCTGCCTTGTAAGCTAAGTCATTAAAGCTCTCAGCTCCTTGTGTTTCAAGCCAAGCTCCTTCTAAATCAGAAACATGCCCCTCTGTCAACCCTAATAAGGTTAACAGAGCGGCGTGCTTAAGGTCATTAACATGCATTAACTAGCAACCCAAGTTTGTTGGAACTCATCATGAGATGCTATATCAATTACAGAGTTAATAAACATACGTCCTGCATAATCATAAACCTTGTAATAAGGTTTCCATGATGTAGGTGTATTGCGAGTAAGTGCATCAATCAAATCAGCTTCTGTGGCAAATGTTCCTTGTACCGTATGGGCTTCCATAGGCACCGCATCAAACCGAAGTGGCTGAATAGTGTATGTACCGGATTCGCCGGGGCTGTAACCAGAAGCCGTAGGAATTATTTCAAACGCCGTATTTGGCGGTAAAACATTATCCCACGGAGCCGCACCATCGTACTTAAAGATGCCACTTTCTTTGGCAAAGTCTATGAGTCGCACGAAAAATGCCTCGTATATGATAGTCATATCCGGGGCTCCTTCCACAATAGAGACTCTTAAGTCAGGGCCAATACCAATAGCAATATGATCGTCTACCAATACATCGCCAGAGTTTATAGATGTCCTTCGTAAAGTAGTAGTAGCATTACCAATAGGAACGCCTGAATATAGCGTGCCTGCAGGAAAAATCCTATCTGACCAATAGTTACGATCGCGTATACCCTTGAGTAGAAACTTAAAAGCAGTGAAAATCTCTACTTGCCTATACAAGTCCACACCATCTGTGATGAATAGATTCAAACCTTTAGAAGGCACAGGCGAAAGAATACTATCGTGTGTTGCACTCTGTTTAGAGTCATTAGCGTTTACGTTAATAGAAAATGTGTGTGCCATATTGTTCTCCAAAGGAGGCTTCCAAAAGGAAGCCTCCTATCCGATTACAGGGTATCCGCAACGTGGATGAGCTGAACGTGTTCATCTTCAACACGGGTAGCACCCATTGTCCATTGGCTAAACACTTGCCACATGTAGCTCATAGAAGAGTTTTCACCGATCCGAGTAAATGTGTCTTGGTTAACAGCCAAAGCTGGACCTTTGCGAGTAAACGATAAGCAGTAAAGCTCACCGGCCGCGGGGGCTTCAAGCAGATTAGATACAATCCATTTGTAACCTAGCCAGTTAGGAACGATACCATAGCGTTGTAAAGCCTGCACCTGTACATAATCAGACGATGTCTGCTCGGTCAGCTGCATGAGTTTACGAACCTGTGTAGGACCAACAACCATACATTTTTCTTCGTCAGGCATGATTTCATCAGTCATGTACTGCTCTTGAGAAGCAGTGATCAAGTCAAAGCTAATAGGAGCGGTGCCATCACCGATGATCTGACTTGCAGGAATCGGTACTGCTACGCCATCACCGTCTAACGCATCGCCAGAACAGGCTTGAATAATGAGCGCATCAACTTCACGCTGCATTGCCTGTGCTTGGTTATAAGCATAGTTGGATTCAGGGTTAACAAGCATTTGTACCTTGTCTTCGTGTTCAATCGTCATAGTGTGATTAAACGTTTTTGGTACTGCTACACGGCGTGACCAATCGTCATCAATGTAAGCAGTAGGGACCCGGCGTCCAATCTTCTCTGCGGCGTCAGTTTTACCTAAGCGCTCAAAGTTGTAAGCCTCACCACCACTAGATACTTCATAAACATATGGGCGCAAGCGTGTACCAATCTGTTGGGCTAAATGCCGAACGTTATCTTCGTACTCTTCAATGAAGGCACTGTCAATTGTAATTGCCATTTTTAGTTCTCCTGGCGTTAAGTTAAAATTATGGCTTTTACGATACCCGCTTGCCACACGGACGTATTTGTGTAGGACTACGAGGGACCCTTTCGGGATATCCTCCTACTGGATGTTATTCGCAATCTTATAAAGATCCCGCATTTTAGCCCGAGCACCGTTGTGCCCAGGCTTGTTATGATCAAAGTAAGGATGCTCAGGGTTATTGCGAATTTCTGCAATCTTGGCTCTTGCATCGGCAGGTGTGTTGTCGATATTAGCCTGATCTCCTTGAGAACCAAATTCTTTTTGGCCACCTAATTGCTTAGCAATAGAGTGAAAAGACTTCAATTCAGCTGCAGAAAAGTTGGTTTCTTTACTTAACTGCGGAAAAAACATTTCAGCTACTTTCTTAGCCTGATGAACTCTATCCTCAAAGGATAAACCCCATTCTTGTCTTAGCTCGCCTAACTTAGAAGTCTGGTCATTTTTGAGTGATTCCAAAGAAGAAGCCTCACGAGTTCTTAACTCTTGATCTAATTTCTTTAGCTGTGCTTTAGTAAGCCCCGTTTCAAGCGCTATTTTAGCAATGAACGACTTGCGCTCGTCATCTAACTCAGAACCTTCTACTTCTGCAAATTCGTACCCTGTTGCATCGTCTGGCGTGCCAAGAGCTTTGTATAGCGCTTTGCGTTCTTCTTCATTTTCAAGGTCTGGCCTTGGCATCAGACGTCCGTCTGAAAGCTCTACGGCTCTAGTAATAAACTTAGCTCTGTCTTCATCCCCAGCGTCTTCACTGGGAGCATACAAACCAGTTCCTATTTTCTTACGCATGTTACCCAAACGATCCCAGACTACTTCTGGCGAATCTGAGTTCTTTACTTCATCCCAGTCCCTTACGGACTCTGGAAACGTTTCTAATTGTTCTTGACTAAGCGGCATCTTAGACTTCCTCTATAGGTTGTGAAATATGAGACTTCATCTCCATGATCAAGTCTCGTTGTGCGACGTTATACGTCATAATTAATTCATCGGAATTGAACAGCTGAATATCAACGAACAGTGTTTCCAAGAGAAGCATTAATTCCGCTCCTTCCGCCGATCCAAATACATTGCGGCAAAGTGTGTTAAAGCGCTCCTGTCTTTTTATTAGTTTTTGTATCTGTTCGTTCATCATTGAGCTCCTTGTACCGCAGCCTGTTGAGCCGCTTGGCCCTTACCCTGAGCCTCCATCGCTTCGCCGCCCGCGCGTTGGCTTTCAATTGCTTGTGCTTCTTGTGCTTTCTTAGCGTCCTCAGCTTTTTGTTTCTTAACCTCATCTTTGCCATTGATGACTTTTTCAGGGATATTTTTAAGTCTTGCCACCAACCTACCAAGTTCATCGTCGTTCACCACATATCTAAGGTCAGGATACATCTGACTGAGTTCACCCATTTGACCAGCCCATCCTAGAACCTCATTTGCAAGTTGAGCTTTCTGAGCTGTAGCCATAGAACCTACGTACTCTATGTTAATCTTCGGATCTAATTCTTCTAAACCAGCAGGTTTCTCTTTGAGCCTACCGGCTCTAAATTCTATATCGAATACAGTCTGAATTACACGATCTAACCAATCAACCTTAAGCCGAGATAAAGTTGGGCCGAGAAGTCTTTGCATTAACTCGTATCTTACTTGAACCTCGGTCGCTGTCATAGCTGGGGATTCTTTCAATTCAAGCTGATCAGTGCGAAACGCTTGTTTAATCGACCGTTGAAGGAGTGCGAGCTCTTCTGCCGATACTTGAAAGTTTGCCCGAGATTCATACGGTTTGAGGTCGTCGATGTTCCGTAATACAGTTAATCCTCTCGGCCCAAGATCTAAATTAGACATTAAGCCTCGTTCAGTAGTGACATTCGCCGGGTCGATAGCTTTTTCAATTGCCCGAGTTCGCATCAACCGGTGCTGATTAAGCTGTCTTATATCACCAAGTGCTATGTGACCCGGTCCATGTCCCCATTGAGAACCGGAAACTTTACGCCAACGCACTGAATATACAGGCATTTCGTAATAGCCGCCCTCTTTACCGACTCTCTCTTCTGACTGGTGTAAAAAGTATGTATGACCCCAAGGACGCTCAGTAGGGCTAAGAGGCTTTGAGGTATCAGCTTCTTCATCCAAATTTCTTGGATAAATTGCAAAAATGACATCAATGCGAGTATCTTGAGCCTCATCATTGTCATACTTCTTTTGGACCAGTTCTGGTACATTATCGTACCCAAACTTACTCACTATCTTAACCGGTGTCCATTGCAGTTTTCTGAAGAAATAGTGAGGCATTCCTCTGTAATCTTCTTCAAATACCGCCTCTTTAATCGGAATCATTGTGAAAGAGAGCTCTTCTTCCTCTAAACCTTCAGTTTCACTAATCATAAACGCATGGCCAAAGCCGGTTAGATCAATGAACAATTCATCAGCTTCCAAGGAGAAGTTGCTGTCCTTAAGTGCATCATAAATTCTGCGTGCGCTATCAGCAAGCCAATTGCTGTTCTCTTCGTTATCCTGTATCTCAGCATCGTCAAATACGAGATCAAACCACTGCAGAGAAGGCAGAATCGCGCCGTGCATAGAAGCGCTTAGCGTCTGTGCCGCAATAACTGCAGTATCATCATAGTGGTTATATTTGTCCCACTCAACACTACCTTCACTCGTTTCTGACTGAAACATACGTCCACGGTAAGGCACTACAAAGCGCTCTAATTCGTTCCATACACCACGGACGACCTGACTATTCGTATAGGCCGCATCAAACCGTTTCTTCAGTTTGCGTATTAGAGCATCATTTGTCGTTATACTACTAGGCACCACGTTTTACCTTTCTTGAGTTGCGCTTTGTTTTACGCTTAGACACTTTCTTCTTCATTTTCTTCTTGTGCATCGGCATTTTCATTATTGGTACCCTGCTGGCAAGTCATGCCTTATCTGTTTACGTTGGCTAGCGCTGAATCCAAGAGAACCCTTCACGGTAAACTTACTAGAGTCTACAGCACCACTTATTACGTCGTACCCATATCCCGCTCCTAAACATAAATATTGCAGAGCTTCACATACATGGGAATACTTGCTTTTGTCTGGTTTGTTCTGGAACTTCTCGCCACTAGTCTGTACACGCATGTACTTATAACCACCTGTGAGACCTTTCCTTAGCATAGTACAACGGGGACTAACAACTAACTGAGGCTCTCCGTTCATGTTAAGAGCCAAGAGAGGCTTAGCCACCGCGTTGCGGCGAATGCTAAAGTTGTTCGTATGAGCAGGGTCTATCGGTATCCCTAAGTTCTGTAATATCTCTATACACGTCTCGTCTATCTGTTCACCTGGGTTATCTCCAGCAGGGTCTCCGGTAGCTATTAACTCGGCTCCTGCGTAGTGGCCCATAATACGCTCTTTAAGGAGATGACCAAACGTAACTGCGGATACACCAAACGTAACTAACTCATCGAATACGATCATTTGGCCAGCGATTTCTTGGGCAAACACCGCAGCTGGAGTCCTACCAAAATCAACTCCAATATAGAGTCGGTGTCTCTTATCGTAATCATGGTTTTCTTCTAAAATGTGTACGTGGTCCTTAAATTCAGGTACTACAGGCATGCCGTCACTCACGAAACCATACTCCCCATGAACATATACTTTGACCCATTCCATATCCTTACCGGACTGCATGTTTTCATAGTATAGTTCCGGCAAGTTTTCAACATTCTCGGCCTCTGTGCTCATTCCACTTGGCTGATGAAAGATTTCAGCATTCTCTGGCAAGTTCTCCTCAAACATGACGTAGTACCAGTGATCACTGTCAGGAGGGTTTGTGTCCATGATTACACCCCACCAAGAAGGACCTCCTGCCCTCTTTCCCGGATACCTTCCTACCCGTCCGACTAACATGTCTAAGACCTGCTTAGGTATTTCTCTTACTTCGTTTATCCAGCCACCTGTCAATTCAAGCGACAAGAGCTTCTTAATATCGTTTGGCCTATCAAGCGCCCTGAAGAGTATCTCACACCTTACGATTGTCTCGTCAGGCATCATGAACTCCATCACAAATTCCATGTCTTGTTTCTTCATGAGACCCGCTGATTGAGGAATCCAATCAAACCAAGTCCTCATCGTCGTATCTATCAACTCTCGATAGGTGTTCCTTATAATTACCCACCGAGACTTACGGTATCCAAAGAAAGACTTTTGTTCCATCGCTTTCTTTAGTATCTCGATGCAACAAGCCACTGATTTGCCACTACCAATAGGACCTATGATAGTCCTTATAAATGAGTCACTCGCATGAAACAACTTAGCCGTAGGTGTCGACACGTAGTCGATATCTGCAGCAGTAGTTTCGCGGTATGTGTTTTCAGCAATTCCGGCCATAAGTATATTATAACATATTGTGGGCTTGAAGTACACAACTTCTTTACACAGGATGTAATGTTTGTTATGTACCCCCCAAGAAATCTGTTCTCAAAATTAAATGTACAATGTATTCTACCCCAAGAAATCTGTTCTCAAAATTAAATGTACAATGTATTCTACCCCAAGAAATCTGTGCTACAGTTATAAGTGAGTCCAAAGATGTCAATTGACATGATGGCCACTTATACGACGAAGGTTTGGAATGTTTCCAAACCTCAATAAGGAGACAACTATGTCTAAAGAAGTAAGCGTCTTAATCAACGACGTTAAAGTTGATAGCTCGCATGTCCTGTCCTACGTGACTAACCCTAAGCGTAGAGGCTGTATGGCTTGGACGCGGTACGAGATGTATTCACAGTACAAGAGTATTGCTGAATACATGGAGTGTGCTGATCCTAAGCGTGCTATGGCTGACTTGAGATACGATGAGTCGAAAGGCTTCTTGTCTATCATGTTAGACGGAGAGTGTATCAATCCGAAGGATTGATATATAACCAAAGAGAGCCACATGGTGTGGCTCTCCACTTAAGGAGTAAGTAAGATGTACAAAGAATTAAGAGTCAATGACGACATCGCACAAGATGAAGTGAATGCAGTTATCACCATACTGAATTACATGGACGGCTTGGATAAAGAGCTGAAGATAAAGGATATAGCTGAACCACTTAAGCTGTATCTAAGAGAACTGTATGAAGGTTGTGATGGTAAGGAGGATGATATCGCTGTACTAAGGTATCACGCACGGATCTCCAAATGGAGACTTGATAACAGAAGGAGTAATTAAGATGTACGAAGAGTTAAGAGTTGATAATGACATCGCACAAGATGAAGTGAACGCAGTCATCACCATACTGAATTACTTGATCGACGCTGATCAAGAGATGAAGGTCAAGGATCTTGTTGAACTGAACAAGCTGTATCTGCAAGAGCAGTATGACATGTGTAATGGCAAGAAGGATGATATCGCTGTACTAAGGTATCATGCATGGATCTCCAAATGGAGACTTGATAACAGAAGGAGTAAGTAGTGAAAGAGCAGTACGAAGTATTAGTAGCCTATTGGGAGCTACTAGCAGCTAAGCAACGAGTATCATACTCGTTAGTCGTATCACAGATCATGTTTGACTTGATCGATGAGATGAGATGGTACGAAGACATACTTGACGAGCTGTACGCATAGCTTGAATAGATAACTGAACTGGGAAACCGTGCGTGAGGTCCATCACGAGGGCTGGTGGTGCGCGCCGCAATGGGAGAGGTCTCACGGCCACGATAGGTCCACGACAGGCAGGCTGGTGTCAGCACGCAGGGCCGACTGCACAGAGCCCACAGTGTGACCAATGATGGTTCCAAAAGAAAACAAAGAGGTATACATTGGAATTAACATGTTATATAATATACTTAATGAATAAATAATTATTCATTCAAATCGATAAGGAGTTTTATCATGGAATTATTAGTTAACGCAGTGAAGATCACGTCCGATTGTACGCTTGAATACAAGGCTAACCCGAAACGCAGCGGTTGTAAAGCTTGGACTCGTTATGAAGGTTATCAAGCCGCAACAACGATTGATGAGTACATGGAAATTACCACTGACCAAGATGGTAAGTATGGATACGCTGATCTACGTTATGACGAAGCGAAAGGATTCTTGAAAGTTATGAACGCGGATGGTGAGCAGATTAACCTGAAAGAAGAGTAGTACTCAACAGAAGGACTGGCTAACAACCAGTCCTTTTTTAGGCCCCAACCAAGAGGAACCTAATTCTATTTTATGCGAGGCTGCAAACTAAGGACCACGACCAAGGGAGCTCTATTTACTTTATTAGTTTTATAACATTGATAGCCAAAACAGATAGATAGACTAATATAATAATCCGGTGCTGGTCAAAGGTTTAACATTGAGCTATATAAAAGCCGGATTTTTTATCTACAGCTATCATCGTTAGTATACTTTGCTCCTAAAGCGCATCACACGTCTAACTTGATGCGCATAAGTTTCTTACGGTTGATGTCTTCTAAGTCTTCAGCATTCTTCAACAACAAACCACTAACTTCAAGGTACATCTTCACAGCGCGTGGGTCTCCAGCTCTAGCTCCTTCAAATAGCTCACCACACACTTCGTTTAGGCCATATGCTTGACCATACATATAACAAGTCTCAAAGAGCAACTCTTCATTTGAGTCCATCTCATAATCCGCAAATACAAGGGCCTCGACGCTCTTCTTTGGTAAGCCCTTTTGTGCAGCGTCAAAGATATCTCTACACTGCCACAACGAGATAGACATGTTAGCATGCCATACATAATTCTGCTCAACGCTAGCTCCGTTGCCGCCGTCAACATCTCCTCCACCGTTAAGCCAAGACAAACTGATCTCACTCCTCTTGCCTTCATAATACCCAACGTCCGGTCCATCAGGCTTTCTTATACTGTGAGCAAGGTGCTCTTCCAATAGGCCATACTCGAACTGCATATTATCCGGCCTGTTCTCTTTGGTTAGCTTGACATACGTCGCCATTATTTCAATCCCATATCATCGGTTAGTTGCTATAAATAAACCTGGATGGGTTGATTTAAGCTTATACCGGCTCAGATATTTTAGTACCCCCACCTAAATAGGTGAGTTGATATACGCCCAAATAGCCCATCCAGGTTTATTATAACATATTAGGCCATAGAAGTACACAACTTCTTTACACAGAATAGAAAGTTAGTATAACTTAATAGTATACATCAGTTATAAATTGTGATATAATATATTTAATGAATAAATAATTATTCATTCACTAAGGAGTATTACACCACTATGAAAGATATTAACGGTAAGCAACTTAACAAAGAAGAAGAGAAAGTTTATCTTCTCAACGCACGACGTAAAGGACGCCTCGATGCTTTCCTCATCGTACTTGAAGAGTATGGTTATTACAAGACGGCTAGCGCCAACAATGGCATCGAACATATACGCAGCCAAGTCAAGAAAGACTTGGCCGAAGTCCGCTCTTTTCTTGGATATCAAATCAATGACAAGAACATCAAGTTCAACAAAACAGGAGTTCATAAAAATGGAACTGGATAAACCAATTGTAGAAGGCCCTTTCACCGATACTTCAGATGAAAAGTTTAAACGGCTTTTAAATGACTATGAACCATACTCTATAGTGTATAACATATCTCCAAATGACGAAAACGCAAGCGATTTTACTGACCTGTTAAATGAAAGTCTCATCAATATGTGCAAACGCAACGGGTGTGTTGACAAGCACCCTAAAATGAAAGTGTGTATGGAAACGTTGGTTTCAATGTGTGCACACGTAAGTAGTGAGCCTGGATTAGGAGCTATGGCAGTCGCTTATGATGATACACAGAAGCCAAATGTCGCTAATGTTTTCTTTGGACCCGATATAAATAGTGTAAAAGCCAAGATAGAACTTCACGCTATGTTAAGTGCATTTGGGATAGAAAACATTTAATATAGGGTAATGTATAGGTATACACGTGCTATAAAATATGTTATAATATACCTTACAGATTTAATTAATCTGTGCAGCGCATCCTTGCTGGTTGGTAGAACGTATTCCTCGGTGCAACGCCGAGGCATACTTATAAACTGCAAGGACACACCAACACAAGGATAAAAGAATGAAATACGAATCACACCTATTGAACGCTGAATTCAAGCAACCAGAGGTCAACGATATTATGAGCGAAGTAATGGGTCTCATAAAATGAACAAATCAGAGCAATATAACGCATTCATCAAACATCTCCATCCCGATGCCGTAGGTACGGTAGCTTTAACAAGTAACGTTAAAGTACAAGGAAAAGAAGAAAAACAACTCAACTCTTTTCCAATGTCTAACTTAGAGAATAGAGAAAAGTGGCAATCGACTCGCTTTCAAGATCATGGCTGTTTAGGCAAAGATCACACTCTTGTAATACTTGACATAGATGACCATAACGGAACTCTTACTAAAGATCAGATCACTGGCTTTAAGAAGGCATTTAACCTAACCAAAACTCTTGCTGTTAAGACTCCCTCTGGAAAGGGTCTCCAACTCTTGTACAAAGTACCTTCACATCTAAATGAGCGCCTTATGGGCAGGGGGTATTCATTTGCTGACTTTCCCAATGTTGAGGTGTTTGTATCGCTGAAGCCTAATAAACAACGGCGTGTAGTACCGGGTAGCTCAAAGGCGGAAGGTGACTATACTCTTCTCTTAGACGCTCCTATTGCTGATCTGCCTATGCATATGTTAGAAGTATTACAGGTGCAATCAGAGACTCAGTTTGAGGATATAAGCAAAGATTCGACGAACTATATAGAGTATAACTCAAAGGGTAGTGAGGACAGTCAGCACAACTTCAATGATGCTAGAGACTTCGTCAATCAAAAGATAGTTGATCCAGTCATGAATGGCGAAGAGTCCTTCTTTGCTAAAGGAAGAAATAATGCACTCTTTCAGCTGTCGAAAGACGTGGCTAAGTATAACTTGTCCAAAGAGAAAATTAGGCAGTTATACACAATTACTTTCTTTGGAATTCCTGCAATATGGGAAACTAATGGCTTTGACGAAGAAGAAATAACTACTTGTATTGAGCAAGGTTATAATGCTATTAGAGAAGAGGGTAGAGCTACTCAAAGAGCTTCACGCTTAGTACCTTTTGAGAAGAACGACGAAGGTCACTACACAATAGACAAGAAGGATTATATTGCGAAGGCCGAACATGTACTGAAGTATGAGATCGGTAAGATACTTAGAGTAGACGATCTGAGAAGACAGTACTGGGAGTTAGTGATCAAAGATGGTAGCAACTATCATGTACCAAGAAAGAGACAAGTGGAGAGTTATAGAAGGAACTATGAGCAGTCTGTAGCTAATGAAGAAGCTAATGACGTCTTCGTTGATTTAGAGATACTCAGAGAGAAGACTGAGACAGAGTTACATTGGGTACTGATGTCTGAGAAAGAGTTCAATGCGGTACACAAGTATCCTTCCGGTAAGGTAATGTGTAACCCATCGGGTAGAGACGAGTTTAATAGCAGAGTAATACACGCAAGAGTCGTACAGACCAAATTAGAATTGAGTACAAATATATGCGAGTATGGCACGTTCTATGCAGAACCGAAATCTGCAATCAGGATACTGAACAAATATACTCAAAAAGATAGATTGTTAGTTGAAAAATTGATAGACACTCTGTTAAAGAACGTAGTTGATCCAGATCACTTTGCAGAAGAAAAATGCTTTCTCTTGGATAGATTCGCTAAGATTATACAGAACCCTCTAACAAGAACAGAGAACATACTCGTGTTACACGGACCGTATGGCTCGGGTAAGTCAATCTTCGTTAACTTAATGTCCGCTCTTCTCCCACTTAACTTTACATCAGTTATAACATCATCTGAAGAGCTAGACGTAAGGTTCACACACTGGAAGCCTTTAACTCACATCGATGATATTGACCTTAACGAAGTAAGACCCTTAGCTTGGAATAGATTGAAGGCCTTGACTACTATGTCCAACGTTCCGTTAGAACGCAAAGGCGTTGACATGGTACTCACAGGTCACGGTACGAATATTAGTATAGGTACAAACACAGAGTTAGAAACCCCATCAGTTATACTCGGTGATCGTCGTACTACGTATGTGTCGTTTAATGAGTACATAGACCAAGAAGAGGTTGCGGGCGAAGTAAAAGACGTATTGCAGCAGCTAAAGGACCACGACTTCCATTTATTAAGTGTATTAAAGACTATGCTATCGAGTAGAGATACTAGTGCTTTTAGTCCTAAATACAAGACTCATGCGCAGTTGGCTTTGGAAACACAGTCAGCTATGGAATCTAAGTTACTCATCGCGGTATTATTCGCTATTAAAAACTATGGATACATGTCTAATGACTTACAATTATTTGTGCCTAATGGAAGAGTACCTAAATTAGATATGGTAGCTTACTACAATCATACGGTCAGAATTAGAGAAGGTTACACATTAGATATAGAAGAATATACGATAGAACAAGGTACTAAGCTCATAACACTCACTGAGAATATGCCGGACAAAAAGAAGGTTAGGTCTTTGTTAAAGAAGACGTTTAGTGATAACCCATCAAGTTTAAAAGCATCTAAAATAAATGATAACATCCAAAGATCATTTGACATGCATGTTCCTTTTATGAAAGATTGGATACGTTTCGCCGCTACTATAATGTATAATACTGAAGGTCTACACATTAAACTGATTGAAGAGTTTGGCTTTCAAGAACAATGGGACTGGGATGGTAAAACTAAGCCTGACGACCCCAGTTTAGGTTCTTTAAACCCGCTTGAGAATACTCCTTATGAGACTCTCAATCAGAGCGATGATGATTTTTAATAGTATACTTTGTATTAACCTTGATATATAATATACCTATGAATAAATTTAAACCTAGAAAGTATCAAGAGCCGATGATCGACCTGCTTAAAACGCACGACAATTTTGGCGTGCTGTCGTTTCCCGGCAGTGGTAAAACTGTCATGACTCTAGACATGTTGTATCTATATAGAGAGCCTACGCTAATTATAGTTCCTTTGGAAATAATGTATACAACTTGGATGTCAGAGCCTAAGAAGTGGGAGTTCTCACAAAACCTCAAATGCACAGTACTACACGGCAAAAATAAAGACGTAGACTTTTTTAAACCTTCAGGAATTACGTTCATAAACCCTGAAGGTATGAAGTGGCTAGTCAATAAGGTAAAACAAACTAAGAGATTCCCATGGAAGATATTAGTTATTGATGAGTCGGTTAAATTCAAGAACCCTTCAAGCGTGCGCTTTAAGGCTCTGAAACAAATGCTAAGATCATTTAAGAAAAGATACATATTGTCTGGTAATCCTATGCCAAATACGTATCTCGATTTATGGAGCCAGATCTTTATACTTGACTTAGGAGAGCGCTTAGGTTCTTCTTGGTATAGCTTCCGTAATAAGTACTTTTATCCTACTGATTACAAGCGCTTCAATTGGGAAATAAAGCCAGGAGCCAAAGAAGAAATCATTGAGCTTCTTAACGATGTAGTATACTTCTTAGACACATCAGATGAGATTGACTTACCTGAAGTGGTAGAGACCGATATACCTATCTTATTGCCACCTAAAGCTAAGAAAATATACAAACAGATGGAGAAAGACCTATTCGCTCAACTTGATGGAGGTGAGAATATACTCGCTCCTAACAAGACTAGCGCCCACATGAAATGCTGGCAGATAGCTAATGGTTTTATGTACTCTACAGATGAAGACGAAGTAAGAACTACTCATCATGTGCACGACGAATTGATAAACGCTACTAAAACTCTAGTAGATTCTTTACAAGGTCATCCGATACTCATAGCATATCACTTCCAAGAAGATTTGACAAGGCTTAAGAAGGCATTTCCTCATGCTCATGTAGCCCAATCGGGAATAAGTAAGCATGAATTACAGAAGATAGAAAGAGACTGGAACGCTAACAAGATACCAGTACTCATAGCATATGTAAGCAAACTCTCACATGGTTTGAACCTTCAACATGGTGATGGTCACAATATATTGTTTTATTGTCTTACGTATAACCATGACATTTATACTCAGCTCATATACCGTCTTAAGAGACAAGGTGCTAAGTTCAATAGAGTCATGGTACATAGATTAGTTGCTAAGGACACAATCCATGAAGCAATTATTACGTCCTTAGGACGTAAAGAAACGCAGTCAAAAGGTTTCCTTTTGGCTCTTAAAGAATATCGCAATCAATTAAAATAATAGTATCTTTTGTATTAAAATTGTGATATAATAACCCTAATGAATAAATAATTATTCATTTTAACTAGGAGCACTACCATGGCCAAGAATAAAGCCGCAGAAGTTGAACAAGAAGTATTACCCGCCAAAGAAGGTCCGAAATTGCGTAAGAAAGTCGTAGGCATTGAAGCATCTTCAGCAATTACTGTATTGTCGGAAAGTAACCCTAAACGTGCCGGTTCACAGGCTCATAAAGACTGGGATATCTATGCAGACTCTGGCGCTAAAACAGTCCAGGAATTTTATGATGCGGGTGGCAACAAAGCGTCTATTGCTTATGATTTCATGCATGGTTTCATTGACTGCGCTGGCGCTGAAGTTGTAGAGTACGAAGTTACTCCACGTGGCCCTAAAGCAGAAGCAGAAACTGAAGAAGTAGCCGTTATGGAAGAAAGCGAAGACCAGTTCTAAGTTAGTTAAGAAGCCCTATTCGTAGGGCTTCTTTTTTCTCTCATTATCACAGGAATATATGTTATGACACAGATTCAAGATGTAGAGTACCTTTATCGTAAGTTTAAGTTCCCTATTCCAAAAGAACCTAAAATGCTAGAAATTACTGAAATGGAACAGCGGCTTGCATTCTTAATGGAAGAGCTTACAGAGACTTCAGAGGCGGTATACAATAACGATATTGAAGAAACAATTGATGGCCTTATAGACCTTGCATACGTTTGCTTTGGTACACTAGTTCTTATGGGTGTAAATACTGCGGCTCACTGGAATGAAGTGCAGCGCGCAAACCTTGAAAAAGAACGCATCGTAAATGGTGGTAAAAGATCAATGCGCTATGATCTTACAAAACCTAAAGGATGGAGACCCCCAAATCACAAGGAAATACTAGAATGAAAAAAGTAATTATGGTAGAAGGACCAGATGGAGGAGGTAAATCAACTCTAATAAGCAAAATACATAGAGATGGCGTGGATAACGGCGATCTCATATTTCATAATGGATTGTACCCCACTCCAGATGACGCGTATTCGAGTTATTTAGGACAACTAAATGCATTTGAAGAAGGGGCTTGTGACCGTCTTATCCTAGATCGCAGCGTTATTAGCCAGATGATATATGGCGCTGTAATGCGCAATGAACCATTAAATTATGAAATGACTGATAAAATACAAGCTAAGTTCTTACAGTTAAATGGTATTATAATATTGTGTTTGCCTCCATTAAAAGTGTGTATGCAAAACTGGAGGGCTAGAAACGCACAGAATAAAGAATATGTAACTAAGTCAAAAAAGATGATCCAAATATATGGGCTTTATTCTGCTGTATCAGAAGCATTTAATTTAATAAAATATGATTACACTACCGATGAGGTGCCAAATGAACTCTACCGCTAACATTATATATTTAGATTCATTACAGAAAGTACTCACAAGTGGGATAGAATCTTGTCCAAGAGGAATCAAAACAAAAGAAATCCTCAACTTAGTTTCTTCTATAAATATGGAATACCCTATTGTAAGTATCCCTGATCGTAAAATTGGCAAAAAGTTTATGTTTGCGGAAGCTTACTGGATTACTCAAGGCTCTCCTTTGGTAGAAGAAATTTCGCCATATAACAAGCATATAGCTAAGTTCTCTGACGATGGTTACATATTTAATGGGGCCTATGGTCCTATGTTTAATAACCAATTTAACACTGTGGTTAATACCCTAAATGACGACAAAGATTCTCGTCAAGCTGTATGTACCATATGGCACCCAAATCCTGTAAAGTCTAAAGATCATAAATGCACTATAATGCTTCACTGGATGATACGGAATGGCCGACTAAATTGTACAGTATATATGCGGTCTAACGATTTATGGCTAGGAAGAGCTTACGATATTTTTAACTTCACAATGATGACTGTAAAAGTATTAACGCATCTTTCTCATGACCTAAAGTTAGGCGAACTTACTTTAATAGCGGGCAGCGCCCATGTATATGAAACTAATTACTTAGAAGCTAGGAAGTTAATAGACTCTCCGTTTATAGATACAAAATTACCTGATTTCCATAATTGGAAAGAAGCCACAAACTTTCTTTTGATGATGAGGGACCTATAATGAAAATTGCTGTTTGCAAAATTGGAGCTAACATAACGTTTAGCAATAATAACAAGTCAGCGGCTAATGCTGATATTCTTTACTTCTTACGTCAACTTGATATCGGAGCCCATGATGTCACGATCTGTACACACAAGACTAGAAACACAGCAATACCAGCTCGACTTGCTTTCAAAGAAATACAACAGATTACTGATTTTAACGATTTTGACCGTGTCCTTATCTTTAATGGCAGTGTTAATTTTTATGGTGGTGCTATCGATGAAAACTTGTTAGCTCTATATAGAGCCATGTCAAAGACCGACAAGCCGTTAATATGGGTTAACACTGATGGGGCTCTTGTATTTAGACAACTGTGGCCTATGATAGCTAATAGAGAATGGGCTAAAGACTTTAATAAATGGGAATTTCATATAGATCCTAAACAAGTTGTCTATCTTACTCAAGGTGCTAACCTACATAAAGTGCGCAAGATGCTAGACGATCCAAAGAAGAAAGCCATATCTCCCGCATCATTGATTCATTATCCTCTTTACCAAACTATATTAGCAAAGCATGAGAAGTTCTTTGCAAGGAATACTAATGATTTCGTGACTAGGCCTTTTGATCTTGCATTTGGTGGCTACACTCGCAATACACATAAACGCAAGAAAATAGAGCACTACTACAATGATCCAAGGTTTAGGAACCTTCTCTTTGGAAATCTTCGTGGAGTCAAAGCTCCAAATGCCAAGTTGAGAGCAAAGTGTAGTTACAGAGCTTTTGTAGAAACTATGATGTATTCTAAAGCTACCGTTATCATCGGCGACGAGTATTACAACGATAACTTCTTTACGCTAAGAATGTACGAAGCTCTGTTAGCTGACAACATTATATTCATAGACAAAGAGCTTGATCCAAGATATGAGTTCTACAACAAGAATTACTTTTACGAGTACTACAAAGAGTTCTATGTTAAGAATTCTAATGACATTAAAATCAATGGACGTATGTATAGGAGGTTTACCGACTTTAAGAAAGACATCTTTAAGAAGTATGATTACGACAGAGAAAGTGCTTATTTAGTTTCAATTTTGGAACATATAAATTAAATTAATAGTATACAAATGATTAAACATGGTATATAATATACCCATGATAAAAAATAATTTTTATCATATAACTAGGAACGTTAAAAATGTTAAATATGAAAACGCTCGCCGAAAAATTCTCGGTAAAACCCACAATTGGTGGACCCACTCGCTGTAAGACTCCTGTCTTTCGTGCTTCTTACTCCTTTGTACATGAGCCAAGAGAAACTCCGAATGGTGACCTTAAATACATGACTTGTATGATCTTTGACCAAGATGATGCTAAGTTGTTAAAGCCAGTTGCCCAAGCTATTGTCAATGCATGCGCCACTAAGTTTGGCGCAGATATTGGCAAATGGCCTAAGAACCTCAAATGCCCTCTTCGTGATGGCGATGAGGAACGGGATAACCCCGAGTATGAAAATACTTACTTCATGAACGCCGGTAATAAGAATAAGCCCGGTATTGTTGACCGTAATGTTCAGCCAATCACTTCAGCTGAAGAGTTTTACTCTGGTTGCTATGCCCGTGCATCGTTGAGTTTCTATGCATACGATGTTAAGGGTAATAAAGGTGTTGGTACGGGGCTTAATAACCTCATGTTTTGGGAAGATGGAGAACGACTCGACGGCGCTGTGAAGGCCGAAGACGACTTTAAAGACTTCGCAGAAGCTAAGACTGAAGAAGAAGAAGAAGGTATATTCTAAATGGCAAATACTCAAAATTGTTTATTCACCGATTTTGAGACACGCTCCTTGCAGAGTATATCTGCAGGGAGTTTTTCATATGCTTCTCATCCTTCAACTGAAATACTCTTAATTGGGTATTGTTGGGAAGACGAAGACTATGTGTGTTTTGAACCTTCTAACCAAAAAGAACTCAAAAAGTTCTTTGCACTTGTTAACAGAGCTGAGTATTTTGTAGCTCACAACATGTTATTTGAAATACCTATTGTAATGTACCAAGGCTTTCGGTACGACTTTCCACCTATGCCTATGCACATGTGGAGATGCACTATGCAAATGGCTGGTAGAGCCGGACTTCCTTTAGCACTCGAATATGCCGCTAAGGCTTTGAAATTAAAAGACGAGAAACTAGAGTTTGGTAGGTTACTTATTCACAGATTTTGTATCCCTATAAAAGGCACCACAGAATTTAATGAAATGAAAGATTTTCCCATTGATGCCAAGAACTTCCTACACTATTGTGGCGTTGACACTGTGGTATCTCGCGAAATATGGAAAAATTGCAGAGCATGGACTCCCAGTGAGGAAAAAGATATTTTGTTTGATCTTCAAAATAATTGCCGCGGTGTGCCAATAGACATAATTGCGTGCAAAACAATTTATGATCAAGTTAACGTGGAGTTAAGTAAATATGCTAAGCGTCTATCTGAAATTACTAATGGAAGAATTACTAAGGTTACTCAAATCCAGCGTATCAAAGCTTGGGTACAGAATAGCGTCAATGAAGAGATCACATCATGCGATGCTTCTAATATTATTGATATTCTTGCTGGTATTCGTGGTCCAGTTGACGACGTATCTCGTGAAATACTAGAGATGAGACAATACGGTGGCAAGTCTTCGACCACTAAATATGCTAAGTATCTTGAATGCAGTATAGGTTATTACATATACGGAATGCAAATCTCCTTTGGCGCTCATACCGGAAGAGCTATTAGTAAGTTACTTAACCTTTATAACTTACCCAAGCCTTCTGTAGAGTACGATACTATGGAGAGTTTAGTAGACCAGTTAATTAGTCTTTCTCATCCTGAATATGTCAAAGCTGCAAGTACCGCAATACGTGGTATGATACGAGCTCCAAAAGGAAAGATGATAGCCGTATCTGATTATGCTGCAATTGAAGCGAGAATAGTATTTTGGCTAGCTGATTGCAAGTTTGGCTTAGATAAGTATCACAAAGAAGTCGATCTTTACGTTGATATGGCTACTCACATAGGACCAAAAGCTGATAGATGGTTAGGTAAACAAGCTATCTTAGGTTGTGGCTACGGACTAGGAGCTAAAGGCTTTGTTAATTCATGTGCCAGATGGGGAGTAGAAGTGGAGTTCTCTTTGGCTGAAGATGCAGTGTCGTCTTATAGAGAAACGTATCCTGAAGTTGTAGATATGTGGGCTAACATAGAAAGCGCTGCACTTAAAGCTTGTTCTACCGGAAAGGCTCAATTATGTGGAAGAATATCTTTCAAGACTGAACGAACTAAAAGTGGTGTTGTTAATCTCTTGTGTAAGCTGCCATCAGGTAGATGTATTACGTATCCTGATGTTAAGATCGGAGTAGTAACCACGCCATGGGGAGCCAAGAAGAAAGCCGTAACTTATAAGAAAGTCGCTGATAGAGGTTATTTTAGAGACTCCACTTATGGAGGCAAGTTAATGGAAAACATATGCCAAGGTATCGCAAGAGATATAATGTATTATGGAGCTCAGATTGCCGCTTCTGAAGAGTTTGATATACTCTTCACAGTATATGATGAAGTTGTGGCACTCACTAAAGAACCCGGAGATATTGAGCAATTCAACGAAGCTCTATGTACCAAACCTGATTGGGCGGCAGGCTTGCCCTTAAAAGCCGAAGGTAAATTAATGAAAAGGTATGAGAAACTATGACTGATAATACACCACATGCACACAGCGTTTATGGTCCTTCCGGATCAAAGCGTTGGATAGCCTGTCCGGCCTCTATACAGATGCAAGACGCTATGCCTAAACAAGAAGAGACTTATAACTTCTTCGCTGAAGAAGGTACTGCAGCTCATGAATTGGCTGCAGACTGTCTGATTGAAGAAGTTAAAGCAGAAGCTAAGTTAGGCAAGATATATAACAAAGAATTTGAAGTTGACCAAGCTATGGCAACGCAAGTTAATAAGTATCTTGACTACGTTAATGGCGCAGTAACATGGGATGCAAGACTCGATGTAGAGTTAAGAGTCTCGTTAGAACATATAGCTGATGGAGTCTTCGGTACTGCGGATGCAGTGATACACGCTGATGATTATCTTGAAGTTATTGACTTGAAGTACGGACGTGGTATTGTAGTTGAGCCACAAGATAACACTCAACTTATGCTTTACGCAAGCGGCGTGTTAAAGAAGCACCACTATGACGATGAACAAAAAGTCAAGCTGACCATAGTACAACCACGAGCGCCACATAAAGATGGACCTGTACGTAGTACTATAGTTACTGTGGCTCAGATAAAAGATCTTGAGCGTATATGTACAAGAGCTATAATGCAGTCCAAAGAAGAGAATCCTCCTTTTGGCCCTACTGATGAAGGTTGTAGATGGTGTGCCGCTAACCCAGTATGTACTCACTATGCTAACTATGTACTTGAGTCTATGCAGCTCGAATGGTCAGAGTTTGCAGAGACTCCACGTAACTTCAATCTATTAGAAGCTAACTCCATGGACTCAAGTCACTTAGCTAATGTACTTAAACATAGTAAGTCTATAACTTCATGGCTTTCTGGCTTGGCTGACTATGCTACAAATCAGTTAACACAAGGCAAAGAAGTACCGGGATACAAGTTAGTATATGGCAGAAGTATACGTCGATGGAAGAATTCTTCAGAAGCAGAGAACATACTGCTTGAAGCTGGGGTGGAAGAAGATACCATGAATGTTACTAAGTTTAAGACGGCTCCACAGATGGAGAAAGCTCTTGATAAGGAACACTGGGAAATGGTACTTGACTTAGTAGAGAAACCACAAGGTAAGATTACTTTAGCTCCAGTAGGAGATGGGAGACGAGCTATTGATCCTAACCAAGATGCTGTGGACGATTGGTCATGAAATATTACATATATGTAATGAAATCTGTACTATGTTCTAAGCAATATGTTGGCATGACTAACAATCCAAGGAAAAGGCTCAAGTCTCATCTAAATTCAGAGAAACTTAAGTGGTATAAACTAACTAAGTTTGGCCGTGCAGTCAAGAGATATGGCGCAAAGAGTTTTACGATGCGCATTATAGCAGAGACTGAAGATGTAGACGAAGCTATGAAAATAGAATCTCTTTGGATTAAACGTCTTGGTTCTAAGAGAGTATGGAACTCAAACACAGGTGGTGCTTACTCAGGTAAGCATCAAAAAGCTAAACCCTTTTTAAGGAAAACAAGTAATGAGACCAGAAGAAAGAGAAGAGAAGCGCTTCGTCAAAAAAGTAAGAGAGTACGATAAAAACATTAGGTGCTTTAAGTTTGAAGTTCATGGAACTAAAGGTGCTCCGGATAGAATGATATTGTTTCCCGGTGGATACACTATGTTTATCGAGTTCAAGAGACCTGGTGGTGGTACAGTATCTCCACATCAGGTTACGTTTATTAAGATGCTAACAGACTTAGGCTTTGAAGCCTATATTATAGACAACTGGCGAGAAGCCTTGGAGAAAGTAGAATGCAGAATGAAATCAATTTGTACGGCAACGGAGTACATGGAACTAGACACTGGTCTATCCACTCAACTGGAAATGTCATTCATATACTCGCAAATGGAAGCCGATATACGGAAGAAGTCAAAGAAGGAAAAGCAGGGCGTAGCATAGAGCAGCAGATCAAGTTGCGCATTGACGCAAGAGTAAGAGGCAAGTTAGCTTCTGGTTTTAAGCATACAGAAGCAGAGCTTAAGTCTACCAACACTAACCAGCTTGGACTCATCATGCCTATGCTTGCAACTCATGAGAAGAACAACAAACGCTTTCTTCTTAACGATTGTTATGTACAGCCTAAGTTAGACGGCCACCGTTGTTTAGTTAATAATAGTCTCGCTTATTCAAGAGGTGGTAAACAGATAGATACTATACCTGAAATCCAATCGGCTCTTAACTTACCTGAAGGAGTAACTATTGATGGTGAGCTATATTTACACGGAGCTTCTTTGCAGAGAATATCTTCTTTGGCCAAGAGAAGACAAGAAGGTACTAAAGACCTTATGCTCCATGTATACGACATCGTTGTTGAAGGAGTTCCTTTTAAAGAGCGCATAAAGATGTTGCAAGAAATCGTGCCGGAAACGTTGTTTACCACTATAGTCGCAACACCTAAGTTTAATCCTAGCGTAGACCTTAATTATTGTTATACTCAATACCGAGAATTGGGTTATGAAGGAGCTATACTAAGGCCAAGTGGAGGAATGTACGAGCCTGGTAAAAGATCAAAAACTCTATTAAAGGTTAAGCGCAGATTCGATGCAGAGTTTCTATGTATAGATGTAATCTCTTCCCGCGAAGGCCTTGGTATATTAGTTCTTAAAGACACACGTGGCAATCCTTTCAAGACCGTAGCTCCTGGTAATAACCATATGAAGAAGATAACTCTTAATAACAAAAAGAAGTTTATCGGCCGTTATGTTACATGCGAATACGCAGAACTAAGCGACACACAAGTACCACAACACTGTGTGGCTATGCGTTGGAGATCAGACATATGAGTATACGCAAGAAAGAAATTCAAGTAACGAGTTTCATAGGCAAAGATGGCGTTACTGTTCATGAAGCTAAGCTTCAAATAAGAGTACAACATGTAGGAGACGAGCTTGATCCAAAAGAAACTGACTCTATGTTGCGCGATTCTTTGTTAAGATTTTTGTACGATGAATTTGTGCCACATATTCATAGACTTACTATGATTGCTCAGCTGCACGCAAAGGGCTCTTCTTCCGCTTATGAAGTAAAGGAGATCGAGAAGAAGATTCTTTCGATTCTTCTTGGTCAAGAAAATTCGAGTCTTCATTAGGATCTAAATCAATGTTGGGGTCTGCATTTTCATTGACCCCAACATCTACATTGTCGCTATTTGACACCATCACTAAAGTGCATCCTGCTAACCACGTAATAGCAATGAGTATAATTCCCCATCTTTTAGTACCGGAGCATTCTCGTAAGTATACCATACTTGTTTTCCTTTCACAGAGAAGCGGTCGTATATCATATCTTCAGATTTTAATACAATTCCAAGTTCTTTTATATATAAAGTCCGCCAATATGTTTTAAGTCTAGGAGGCCCACTCATTATAATGGCAAACAAACTTGATTTTTCGTTATACACAATTCTTGAAATCTCATTTTCCCTATAGCCAATAGAAACATCACTTGATACGAGGCCTTCATTTTCTGTGGGTACTATACTATATTCAAAAGAATACAGAGCGGTAGGGGCCACTACATTATTGTCTGCATAAAATGTAATAGAATAAGTTTGTCCCGCTACAAAATCTATAGGATCAGTATGTATTTCCCAGTTGTTAGGGAAACCAGGGTTGGAATCACTGTATTCATTAAACAAGAAGTCTATTGAATTAAGTGTTATGTTACCTGGGTTTATGACCACATGATCCCAATAACCTTGTGGAAGGTTGCCTTGGAAACCTATACCTATACTCATTGCATTTCCTGTAGGCGTAGAAATCACACTATAAATTGGTATTCCTTTAAAATTAGGCGGAGTTATTGAACCCATATCTAGTATAGCGTAGTTACCGAATCCTATATGAGTTGACTCTGCATTCTGTTCGGCTATCATCGTGTATTCCCCAGCGAATAACAGCTCATCTACACCACGTATTCTTACAAAATAATTAACACCTGATTGGATGTTAGGGAAAACCCCATCAAACCTCCAGAATGTTCCGGTATCTGTTAAGGGCTCGAATACCGCATCCGCTGCATTTAAGTTGAGACCTAATGCGGGTATTTCTATAGTACGCCAATAATCAACAGGCAATCCGTCATCTTCAAACCCGAAGTAGAACCCTAATCCCGTTTCTATAAGCGCTCCTACAGTAGCGTTCTTAAACGTAGGAGGATCGAGATCACCTATAATATCACTAATATATTTTGCAGATGTGTATCCCACTGTGATGTTGTCGTCAGCCGTACCAGGAAGAAGAGTGAAATCAGTGACAATTTCTAATGGTTTCTTTTGGAATATACCCACCGCGTAGTTAGTGTTATACGCAATTACTCCTACTGAAGGCCATTTCCATATGCACTGTGTACCAGTGAAAGTGTAGGTAGCATCTATACTCAAGTACTCTGCACTCAACAATAAAATACCAACTACATAAAAGAAGTTTTGTCCTAAATCAGATGCAGAGTCAAAGCGTATTACGAATTCAGAAGAAGCATTGTCGTAATACATTGCTTCTATAAACTCAGACCTGAATTCTCTTGGCTGCAAGTCCCCATGCAAATTAAGTATATATCCTACGTTAGTTCCACCATCTGCAAGTTGTGTGGTGAGTCCAAAAGAAATCTCTTCCCCTAGGTTTGGTCCGTCATGCACAAGTGTGCCATCAACATAGGCTCTGCTTTGCAACTCTTCATTTATATACAAGAAATCTATTTCAGTGCCATCTATTCTTAATGTCATGGGTTGAGTCCTGTTGTGCTAAAGAATGCATCATTTCCGTCAACTCTAATTTTCAATGTACCACCTGTAGTTGGAGTTGCATAATCATCTGCGCCAATTTTTGTAGCCACTTCAGTCTGAAGCGCTGTTATAGCTCCTTCGTTAGCGGTTACTTTAACATCCAGTGCATCGACAATTTGTTGTAAACTTGTTATTGCACTGTCTACGTATAACTTGTTAGTTAAATCCTCTTCCGCTGCTGGAGCCGTAACGGCTTTGATGAGTCCCGATACGGTGCCGCCAATCAAAGGAAGGACGGCAGAGTCAAGTCTCATTAAAGCAAGCTGAACGTTGATGTCGGCCGGCAAGATAATAACGTTGCCAGTAGGGTCGTACGCTACAGTAGATGCTGATGTGGTCTTCACCATCTCTTTGATATAATACCAACCTTCATAAACGATGACATCATTTTGGTCGTCTCTTTGTTCTTCAATAAAGATAATGCCATCGCCTTCTTTCACTATTACAGGAGCTGGTACAGTTTCTCCTGATGAAGTGAACAGATTTATACTACCTTCTGTTTCTCCGTCAACTATAGTGATGATAAAGAAGTCTCCACCCTCAAATGCAAACTGTGTAAATCGTTCAGAAGGATTACGATGATCAGGTACGACGCAAACTCCCAAGCTATCACCGGGCTTGTCGCAAAGATCGTCTCCTCTAAACAAACCTCTGTTTTGAAGTCCTGTAAAGTTAATAAGTTCTTCGGGTATGCGCCCTGCTGACGAAAGCTGTAGTAAGCCAAGAGGAAGGTTAGGGTTTTTAGCTCCAATTGCAGGATTTTCAGGATCTGTAGCGTTGTCGGTCTTGAGCATGTCAATAGAGTCCAGCATTACAGCTACACTCTTAACATTTAAGCCGGGAAGACTATCTGCAGGAATTTTTCCTTGGCTATCAAGTCTTACTAACCTGTTTGGTTGGTTGGGGTCTATGACAAAGATCTTAGGATCGCTTGCTACACTAGCGTCTACACCTAATACAAATTCAGACTCTCCATCCTGTAATATGCTTATAGATTTTATACCATCACCACCAACTGCGGTGCCATCACTTACGGATACACCACCATTAATGTCAAAGAACAAATACTTCATTGACCGTTCGGCTATAGGAGGCAATATGCTATTAGAGCCGAATATCTCCTGAACCGGAAACCGTATAGAACCAAGAGAAAAATCATTCAGTTGCTGTATTAACAAGGTTAATTTGTCTAAAGCTCGCTCGTGGGTTTCTGCAGGAAATGCATCATAAGCCCTGTAATCTATTTCTTGTACGGGTTCCATTAAACGATAAAGAATAATTACATCACCGTCTTGTAAAGTTGTGTCAAGTTGTACAGTACCTCCACTAGGGTCATTTAGCCCGGTTACGGTAAATGCTCCAGGGTATATTGCCCCATTAAGAGTTACGTTCATGTCTTCTTCTTTGTATACGATAAAGTCGTATACAAATGTAGATTGGTCTTGTATAGCTACGTGTTGAATCTTGTTTTTAGTCGATTGTACAGTCATTTCCACCACCTCTCGTTTGTGCCTTCTGTTTTGCGCCTTGCGCGTTCTGATCTTGCAGCTTTCATCTTAGCTCGGGGATCGGCTAACTCTCTCAATCCTTCCATCCATAATCTATCGTGTGCAAGGCGCCAATACCAAAATTGTCCGGGTATATAACGCACCGCACCGGCCATGTCTCCTTGAGCTTTGCGTACTAATTCTTCCATCATGTTGTCAGCGGTTACCACGTCTTTAGCATCACCAAATATTCCTATCATTACTATCTTATCGAGCTCTGATAAGAGGGGTCCTCCTAACATATCTGCTGTAGTCTGACCAAATTGCTGCATATTTCCAAGTATAATGTCTCCTGCGAAAGATAATAACCCTCCAGCAAGTACCGATTTCTTAGCCAAGAGAAGACTATCCCAATCTAATGGCTTGTTTCCTTTGGCAATCTCTTTAGCCTGTACTGACATCATGCCTAGCACGAATGTTGATACCATCATGGTCCCCATATACTTAGCTCTATCACCGCCATTACCTAATCCTCTTGTAGCTCGAGCTAAGTGATTCATGACTACGCTTACAGAGAAAGTCTTGAATTGTCCTGAAGACCGCAAGGCCTCTCCCGTAGCGGTACCACGTTTAGTTCCTTGGTTCATAAAACCCTGTACCAAAGCATCCGGCTCTGTAACGCCGTACCTGCTTTCAGATTTTATCATGCCTAAAACTCGTTCTGCAAGGTCTGTTGGCAACTGAGAAGGGTCCATAAACTTCGTGCTACCTTTTGTAATCTTCGTCGAAGACCCTATAATAGCCATGTCTTCAGGAGATATGCCATAGCGTTCAAGAGTTCTTAAGAAGTTCTTGTACGCCCCATCGGTCTTCGACATTTTAGCTAAAACATCAGGTGCTAACTCAGATACATGAGCTAAGTGCCCTGCAAACTCTAAGTGAAAGGCTTGCTTTGCAGCCACAGTCCAATGGTTAAGGCCACCTGCTCGCATCATCACTTCTGCGAACTTAGCTGAAAAACCTCTTCCTTGGATAGTAGCAAACCTTGAAGAGGCGTGCATCCTATCAATAGCGTGTTCCAAAAGAAAGCCTGTCGAAGCGGCTAACCGTTGTTTATCCTTTGTATTTGCGACCAATATTGATGTAAACGATTTGTACATTTTTGTGACTGACAAACCGTTAACCCCAGCTGTAAGGCCTAAGAAACCTACATCGGGCAGCGCAGACAAGGCCGCAGACGTAAGCTTCAAGCCTGTCATATAGTTTCGTAGCGATTGAAACGTATCAGCCATCCTCTGGTTTTCTGGAGCCAAGGCACCTGCTAAGTTATCAAAAGCTTTTGTAGCCATCCTTCCGGCATCGCGAGTACCAACGGCCTTAGCTACTGTGTCACGTAGCATATTGAACCCATGGGTAGGAGAAGGCCCTAAAGACTCACGCATCGCAGTTTCTCGTGTTATGATTGTCAAGTGATCCATAAGACCTGAGTAGGGGCTCTCTTTGGAAAACTGTTGAGAGTAATCCCACCACCCTTGTGAGTCTTTCCATTTAAGAGTTCTATGTAACTCGTGCCTCTTTTGGAACGAGTTACCATGTACTTCACTTGAACTACCGAGTATCTGACTAGCAAAGCCATCAGTTTTAAGGTCTTTGAAATACATTTCTAAATGCATACGCATCTCGCCTTTCTTGACACCCATTGCTTCGTAATCAAGCTTCTTTTCGAATGCACTTAACCATATATCTATATCGGCTCTTGTATCACCAGCCTTATGCTGTTTAGATATAAAAGACATGACCATGTCGTAGTCAGATATGGTAGGAAGAGTCTGTCCTTCCTTAGCTAATCCTTTACCGGTTGTAGCTTCTGTCGTGTTATACTTTGCAATGAGCTCATCATTAACTTTGTTAAAAGCTCTAACAAATAATTTGTCTTGTGCAGAGCCACCGTCTCCAAAGAAAGCTGAAGCGAGTCCCCTTTGATGACTAACCATGCGTGACATAGACAAGTGTTTAGGAGCATACTTGATCATCATCTCGTTTAGCTTAGAGAATGCAAGCATTTGAGCTCCGTCCATTTTACCCTGTACAGACGTTCCTCTAAAAGATTCGTTCCTATCTGTAACAAGAAAAGCTATCAACCCTGCTTCAGGGTCTGACATCATTTCTCCTTTCTTCTTAGCTCTTCCGGCTCTGACGTCCGAGCCACGAGCAGGTCTAGTGTAAGACATTATGCTGTGAATATTATTAGCATATGCAACCGCAGTTAGCTGAGCATTTTCTTTGGCATTCGTAAGATACTCTTTTCTATGTTCCAAAAATTCCATAACTTCCTTGTTAGAGACCACCCCAGTATCTGGATCCTTAAACAAAGTTTCGCGGATTCTTCTTGCGTAAGCGGGTGGCAAACAATTTATTAGTGCATAACTCATGTATGTTTTCCTATGCAATTAAGCGCATCGTCTAATATT